GAGCGGCGCTTGGCGTCCATCTTCTTCTTGACGGCGACGACCTTCTTGACGCGCTTGGAGAGGGCCTTCTTCGCCTTGATCGCGGCGGCACCCTTCTTGACCAGCTCGGAACGACTCTTCTTTACAATCTTCCGAATGCTTCCGTTCATCTTGATCATGCCACCGGAGAGCACCGAATTCACTGACTTGCATGCCTTCGATTTCCACGCCGAGCGGTTTACGACCTTGTTGCTTCCAATCTGCTTGATGTGGTTCTCGTGATGACTCAGAGACCCCCCCACGGCCCGGATGGCCTTCATGACGATCTTGCTTTTCGTCATGTCCGAGTGGTACTTCTTCGCGAGACGCTTCGTCGCGACGTTGTATGCATTGGGGAACATTACATTTGAATTGCGACCCCCGCAGATGGAAAAAATCACCAGGATAGGGAGCTTTTCCTCCAGCATGATGAACTTGCTAAGGGCGCTCCGGGTGACCCCCTTCTTCTTATTGTCAAGCGCTGCCTTGAGCTTGTCAAAGAGCTTAACGGAGGCGGGTGAAATGTGGAAATACTTGGTGGTGTATCCTTCGAATGAGCGTTCGGGGGACTTGACCATGTTCTGTGTTATTTGTCAAGATTTTATTTTTTAACGAGGCCCAGGAGAGTTGCTATGTTTGTCACTGACCGGGTGGTACTCACCGGCCTCCTAAGTCGAAGGGTCTGCAGTTCGTTGTCGTCGGATTGTCCGTTGAATATCATGTCCTCAGCCTCCCTGGTTCTTTCCACCAGGGTCTTACACTCCACGCGGGCTTGCTGCTTGGGGGCAGATTCGTAGGTGCTTTCGCTGGAACAGACCTTAAATGGCAGCTTGATGCAGTCAGGCAACTGCACCTCATATCCCACGCTGTTTATTCGGTAATCCCTTATGTCCAGGGTGCCCCCGAACATTTTCAGACAGAGGCGGGAGGGCGCCGCCACGAGGGGGGTCACCACCCCATACATCCTCTTCCTCATCAGCATGATTCGCTCGATGGCCCGCGAACTCTTTGTCGAATTTTTCATATCGAGATTGTAACGCTTGAGGCACTCGAACGAGCAAAAGGTTCCGACAGTTTCGAAGTGACCATTCTTATAATTGATGGGGTAACCTATTGGCATACAGCCCTCAAACAATTTGTGACAACAATTCCAGCAGCACGGGTGCTCCATTTATATTGGAACTTTGCTTTTTCTTTTAACTTGGTTACCAACTTAAAGGGACGAAACCAAATAAATAAAATGAGTCTGCCCACTATTTTTGAAAATGTCTGGAACGCGCTGGGTCCCGGTTTTTCCGAGAGCATCTATCATAATGCAATCATGATAGAACTCAGATCCCACGGTATTAACTACGAGTCGGAGAGAATAATTCCCGTCACGTACATGGGTCAGTGCGTCGGAAACGTGCGATCTGACCTCATAGTGGACGCCGGGTACCCCACCGTGGTGGAGATAAAGGCGGTCCGGTCCCTCAGGGACGAACACCGCACACAACTCAAGAATTATTTGAAAATTCTCGATATAAAGAGTGGATATCTGGTAAACTTCCCACAGTCTGTCGAGGCAGAAGAAGTGGAGGTCGAAGAATACGCTCGCGAGTCCTGAAGATACACGTCAAAACCCCCCGATGCCTGTCGACCACACTGGTGTGCCTCTTTCGGAAAATCATCTATCATTTACACATATTTTAATTTTAGGGGATGAAGGTGGCTTCGTCGGGATTCAGGACGGACTTCGCGTAGGCCATGGACAGGAACGAGTGGATCATGGGTATGTCCAGGGGGTGTTTGATTTCCAGGTGGAATGGGGCCTCCTTGAAGAATGATAAGATGTCCCCCTTGTGGGTGGGGTCGCTGAGTTTCTCCATGACCTGGAATGATTCCCTGAGCCACAAGACGTGGGCGGAATTGGTTCCATCGAAATTAGCGATACCAGACATTTGTTTGATATATGCACGTCCTTTTAATTTGCATCCTTTGACGCAATAAAAATATTTGTTTACATTAGTATGTCGGTGCTGAAAATAGTTCCGACCTATATGTGGAAAAATAAGTTCTCGTCCCGGAGGGAGAGTTCGACGTACCTGAGGAAGTCCTTCGAGACCCTCGGGCCGACGTACATAAAGATTGGCCAGCTGATTGCCAGTCGGGGAGACATATTCGACGATGTCCTGGTGAACGAGATGAAAACCCTGCAGGATAGATGCAAACCCTTCGACAGTCTTCAGGTGATCGAGAGGAACGTCGATTTTTCTAAATTCATCTACGTGGACCCCGAACCCCTCGCCTCTGCATCCCTCTCGTCGGTGCACAAGGCCAAGCTGGTGGGGGGTGGGGACGTCGTCATCAAGGTCCTGCGACCCAACCTGAGGGAGACAATCGAGTCAGACCTGAACGACATACAGAAAATTCTGATGCTGGGAGCACTGATTAACCCATCGATGAACGAGGTAAAATCCCTGGTCGATGAATGGAGGCCCTTCATCCTGGAGGAACTGGACTTGAATCACGAGATAGAGAACATCAGGAGATTCGCTAGGATGGGGGAGTCCCTGGAGTGGCTCAGGGTCCCCGGCGTCTACGCCGACCTCTGCTCGCCCGAACTGATCGTCATGGATTTCATAGAGGGCGCGCGGATCGACCAGGTCCCCCCCACCATGGACCCGGACCTCGTGGCGAGGACTCTGTTGACCTTCACCTTCGACCAGGTCCTCGAGTATCAGATGCTCCACGGCGATCCCCACGCCGGGAATGTTCTCATCACCCCGGAGGGAAAGATTTCGTACATCGACTACGGACTGTGCGTCACGTTCGATTCCTCCACCCGCCAGAAACTGACGATGCTCCTCCGGGCCACCGTCGAACGCGACATAGATACATTCTACGATCTCCTCGTCGAGCTCGACATAATCATCACGTACGGATCGTCCACCGACATAAAGAGGTTTTTGCGTGTATTTTTTCTCTACCTGGACAGGCCCCTGGACACCGTCGACATCACGGTCATGAGGGACCTGGAAAATGGGAGAAAATTTAGATTCTCCATCAAGTGGATAATCTTCTTCAAGTCCGTCGTCTGCATCGACGGCATCAACAAGACGTTTTCGCAAGTCCAACTCAGGGACGTCCTGGTGAATTATTCAAACCAGAAATTCGGGGATTCATTCGATCCGAGGGGGTTCCTCACCCTGCTCACGGCCATGCCCGCGTCGGTTAGAACCATAAATACTGGTATATCCCTCCTCGAATCGACAATATTGGCAGAAAACCGAAAAATTTCTGGAGATATTGCGAGGTTGCGGTGGTTCCTAATCCTCGTCCTCGCCGCGGAGATCCTTCAGCATGGTTGAGGGGGCTTCCACCCCACCGGACTCCGATTCGGTCAGGGACCGAAGGAGTTCCACGTCCCTCTTGGCGATGTCGCGAAAGGTAGACTTCATGGCCTTTCGGCGCTCCACCCTCCTCTCGTTGAGTTTGACCAGGGCGGGGGGAATCTTGATTGTGACAGACTTCATTATGTTAGTTAGAGGCAAAAAAAAAGTAAATCAAATGGCGGGGGGGAACACGTGGTCCCGGGAGAGGGTCCTCGATTTGAAGAATAAACTGGAGAATTCCGTGATCAAATTTAGCCGGGACAGGAAAATTGAATCCATCGACGGGGTGCCCGCCCATGAATTCAAAAACTCGGTGCCCTACTCGGTAATTTTAGACATTTTTGCAATTACGCGGACGCAGAAAATGTTTGAAATTAAGGAATTATATCGTGGTAACAGAAAAAGAACGGGTATACTTATTGGTTATTGAATGGGTTTTTGGCCAAGACCCTCTTGGCGGTCGTGAAGTCCTGTGGGAAGAAGTTGGACTTGTAGGGATTCTGCCTCGTCAGGGAATTGTTGACATAGTTCTGGCTGATGCCCTGGCCCCCCTTGCCCCCCACGGCGGAGGTCGACCTGGAAATCCTCTGTCGAGTGGTGAAACCCCCACTCGTCTGGGTGACGTTCGATATCCCCCCCGGTGCCAGGTAGGAGTTCGGGGTATTCCGTTTGGTGACCTTGGCCCGGGTGGCGTTCTGGGCCATCTGGGTTCCGGGGACGAAGGTTGACACCCCCGGCTGTTTTCCCAGGAACGTCCTGGTCTTGTTGTTGTCGTTTCTCAGGTCGGTGGGGGTGGAGGAATTCGTGGGTTTATTTATCAGGGTGGGGGTCGAGAACGTCAGGCCGTCCGTCCTGGTGTTCGTCGCGGAGCGGTGGGTCTGACGTTTCTCTCGCAGGAAGATGCCCCTGGCGGGGGCGCCCGACGCCCTCCCCCCCTGGCCCTGACCCCTGGAACCCGTGCCGGCCTCCCTGACGAATACCTTGGATGGTCTGTTATTCGAAAATTTGAAGTCCCGGCTGGTCGAGGTGGGCACGAAGAACGAGGCGTGGTTGTTCCTCCCCGGGAGGGATGTCAACTTGTACTCCCCCACGTTGCCGGGGAGAATGCGGAATTTCTGATGAAATCCGCCAGTGGCCTTCACCCCCGGTCCCACCCCCAGACCGGGACCCACGTTCATACGCTCCACCGGGGCGATGTTGTTTTGAAGGTGGGACACGTTGTATCGATTCTTTGCCTGGTAGACGGGCTGGCCCTGGACGTAACGATTCCCGTCGGGGGCGATGTCGTGGAATGGCTGGATCTCTCGCTTCTTCTGAAACTGGACGCCAGACACGGGGGAGTCTCGGTAGGCCACCCCCGTGTGACCCTGCAATTTCATGTCCAGGTTGCGGTTCGGCTGGGAGAGGGATCCGGAATAGAAGGGCATGGGGTGGGACGTGATGTGGTGGACCCCGTTGGTGCCGGTGTCGAACTCGTCCATCTCAGTGAATCCCTCTCGCTTCTCTATAAGATTACCCAAAATTGCCAGGCAAAGCAATGAAATTACTGAAATTTCCTTATTCATCCTCACTTTAGTCTAGCACAAGAAATTTAAAATCTGAACTCGTAACCCCGCGTGGACACGGGATTCCACCCCTGCACCTTGACTGGGGCGGTGATGTGGAGGTTTGGAAAATCGTACGAGTGGGCGTTGTAGTGCTTGTTGAACACCTTGGTCGTCTGGGGTCTCAGGGCGTCGTCCACGCCGACCAGGTGGGAGGGGGGACCCTTGCCGAACATGGCGGGGGCGGTCCCCCACACGGGGGTGGACACCCTATGACCCCCCCGGCAGGAATCGGGCGCGGTGACAATCACCTCGTCGGCCGCCCGGGATGGCTGGATTATCTGCTTCATGTAGTTAAAGATGGAGCCAATCATATATAATCACCAGTGAAAATTATTTGGACCCCCGGAAACGGACGACCTGCTTGAACAGTTTGTTCCCGCGGGGGAAATCCCACAGAGCCCTCATGCTGTAGTACTCCGGCGACGTCCTGTCCTTCCACGCCAGGGACCCATCTCCCATGAGAATCTTGGTGTGTGACCGTACGTACCTCCGCCTCTTCGCGAGGGCAAATTTCATCCCCCTCCTCCTCCTCCACAGATCGAAGTCACCGTACCCCCTGGCACCGAAGTGAATCTTCCTCCCGCGGTATACCACCATGAATTTCTTGCCCTTGGCGGTGGATGGTTTAATTCTAAGTACCATTGTTTAGTAATGGCAGTGAGAATTAATTTATCATTCCTTATCTGGAACGATCTTTATGGTGCACTTGGGAAATTGCTTCTTCAGTTTTACTGCGTCCGTGCGGATGAACTCCTCCACGTCCGATTTTTTAATATTCCGTATGTAGATTGCAGACTCTTCCTCCTTTAGGATTGCCTCGAAGTTTACCATCGTTTGATATATATCTCCATATTTTTTTATTTGAAAAATCGCATGGCCTAGTAAATTTGTCCGTTGGATGTGCCACCCCCACCCCCCGCCCGCGTCCACAGGTTATCGGGGTTACGCGAAAAGTTGTTATCGATTGAACAGTACTGAGATCCATCCCTGCAGACGCGAGACATCTGGGAACCGAAGGACAACGACAACAACTTCTCCCGGTTGTTTGCCGCCTGGGTGTTTGGCATGGTGTAGAACCTGTTGGCCCCCGACCTACGTCCCCAGAAATCCCCGCTATCCTGGGGAAATGAGGCGGCCAGTAGCTTTTCTTGGGCGTCCATCTCCTTCACTGACCCGCACGCGGCCGGCCTGTCGGGGCGATCGCTGTAGTCAGACATGAGGAAATTACCCATGGGATTCTCCGCGGTTCCCCTGACACAAGACGGCTGCATCCTCTCCTGTATGAGGTTGTTGACACTCATGATGGACACAATCAAGATGGCCACCGCGGATAGGGCAAACACCCTGACGTCCCGATTGAAAAGGTAGAGCAGCAGGGAGGAATATATAATGAACCTCACCGTCGCGTTGGTTCGCTCGCCTGAACTCTGTCCCCTGGCGGGCCAGAAGATGTGAAAATTTTTAAATAGTTCGGAGGGATCTTTATAGAACACGGTCATTCTCTATTTTTTACTAACATTTTTATTTTTCCCAGCGATTCGCTTAACGTTACTCCTCCTGGTTTTCCCCCCCTCCACGGCGCTCATCAATTCGGCCATGCCACCCCCGTGCTTGCCGACCACCTTCCCCAGTAACTTTTTCACCTTCCGCTGGTCGATGCCACCCTTCCCGTCGCCAAATTCCTTCTCGGCATTCTTCATCATGGCTTCCATGGCACCCTCCGGAAACAATTTTGTGATCACGCTCATGGGATCCTCGTCGTCCCCGTCATCCTCGTCGTCACTGCTTGCTGGGCTCGGCAGCAGGGTCTCCAGGGGAGGTGCGGAACTCGTGGACGGCTCGATCTCCATCCCGATGACGTAGAGGGTTTTCAAATACTTCCAGATTGCGTCCTTCTCTTCCTTCTTGGACAGTCCCCCCCACAGGGAGTCCAGTCCCATGGTCTTGAACATGCCCGGTTCCTGGGAGATCAAGTGCATCAGGTCGTCGTTTTCGTTCCTCAAGAGGTTCTCGTGGGGCCGCATCAGGTTCATGAACGAGGTCACCACCGAACCCGGGGAGGTCATGTTGACAACCCGGAGCGTCGCCTTGTACACACTAATGGTCTTATTCCTGGGGAAAACTTTCTTAAGTTCCCGGAGGAACTCTTCGATGGTGTTTGAGAATGTTGAGATTGTTACAGTCGACATTCTGATTTCCTTTAAAACTACTGAGGTTTTTCTTTTTAACTCGAATACGCACTCATGATCCTCCCCCTCTCGGTGGTGACGTCCCCCGCTGCAACAATCATTCCAACCAGGATGGCTACCAGCAGGGAAGGCTTTATGATTTCTGCATTCGTGGGTGATCCCATGTTATTGAGGATGTATTTGAATTTTATGTAGGTGGCAGTGACCATGAATGCCACTGCTGCTGCAACCCAGGGATTCTTGATCATCTCTTGAGGTAATGGGTGTTTTTAATTTTTCTACCTCGGCGCGGCCGCGTTGATGAACTCGCGGGGCTGAGGGGCGGCCGCGGGGGGGTTCTCCACGGGGCCGATGGTTTTATATTCATCCTCACCCCCCGACCCCTCGCCTCCCTGGCCTCCCTGGCCTCCCTGGTCTCCCTGGTCTTCCCCCTCCTCCATCCCCTCCTCTTGTCCCTCCTCCTCCTGTCCCTCCTCCATCCCCTCCTCCTCCTCCTCGTTGTCGTTCTCGTCGACCTCCTCGTCGGTGTCGAATCCATTCCCCTGGTCGTCAATCATCCCAGCCTGCGAGGTCCCCCCGCTGCTGGCGACGTAGTTCACGATGTCGGAAATGGGCAACATTCGGGAGATCTCCCTGGCACAAATGCCCTGGAACATGGACTCCAGGCGGTCGTAGAGCTCCGAGTCGTCACCCACCTCTGAAAATAATCCCCTATTCTTTCTAACTTTAAGACAAGCCCTCCTAAAGATATTGTGGATGACGAGTTTCCACGGGGGTAACTTGATCTTGATTTTATTCTGATCGCTGCCACGTTTGGCTCGAACGACCGTGCAGATCCTAATGGTGGCAACGAAGATCGCTGCGATCATGTCCTCGACGCAACCACACCGTGACTGGACCTCCGACGCGAGATCCGAAATTTTTGCGTCGGACCAGTCGTCCACCTCCTGGAGGGTCTGGGTGAATACGTCCTCTACACTGCCCGCCCTCTCCTCGTCCGCCAGTATGGAATTGTACAATTTGAATAGTCGATCTATTGTCACGGGCACGACGACGTCCTCCAGTTGCCGGGTGAACTCCTCCTTCGCCTGTACAATGGAGCCGCTATTTTGCATTGTTATACTACAACGAATTAAAAAATTAAACTAAATTTTTCGCGAGTTTCTTTAGATTTGCCAGGGAGGCAAAGGACGTTTCGGGGGCGGAGGGCCCCCCACCCCCCGAGGGCGCCTGGGGGGCGGGAAGTTTGGTGTGGCCCCACGAGACCGATATAATGTTGGGGGGTACATAGGAAGCTTTGAATTTTGCAATATTTAGTTGTCTGACCAGGTACTTGGTGGTCTCCTCCACGTTGTACGGTGGAAAGCCAGTCGTGTAGACAGGAACCGATATTTCGATTTTTTTGCCCCCCATACTTGCACGATCCTCAATGCGTCTGTATATTTTTTTATAGAGTGTCATATACATTTCCTTCTTCGCAGCACGCTTCTTATGCAGAATCTTATCAATACTGTGTGCGTTCATTAAGATTACATAATAATTTTTACATATTTTCGTAACGCGCCTTGGTGATTCTGGACGCCTTATTAATTTCATCCTTCGTTGCATATGTCTTACTAAAGTTTCGCTCCCGTACCTTGTCACCCACCTCGTCGTCGTAATTTGCCGTCGTGAGACCCTTTATCGTTGCCTGGAAGGAGTTCGCAAAGGAAAAACTGTCTATCTGAAACGCGCGAGATTTCTCCTTCTCGAAAAAAATGGTTCTCATGATATAAATCCTCGACATTTCTGTTTCCTTCACTCTAAATACCTCCACCTTCTCTCTCTTTCCGTCGCCGAAGTCTAAATCGAGGTTCAGTGATTTCCTGAGGTTCACCAGTCGATCGTGGTGGGTTTTCTCCATGTGACCCCCAATTTGATCCAGGTAACATTTAATTCTTCTTTCCCCCTCGAGGACCGTCGTGGGATACCCGTTCTTCTGGTTGTCGTCAATCATCCTCTTCACGGCGTGGACGGAGGTGGAGGTGTTGATTGCATCGTTGTATTTTCTCATCAGATCTGTTATAAGTTTCTGGAAATCCAGGGCCATCTGTATATTTTCCGACATTATCTTTCGGCGATCCGCGATGTACTGTATGGCGCGCCTGTTCTCAGAAATGCTACGGCACAGGTTCGTGAATTCCCTGAATGCCCTGACCACCTGGTATGGTTTTTCTGCCATCAGGATCATGCGTCTGAGGGTTGCCACGGCCATTTCAAATACAGAAATTTCGCCCTTGGAAAACATCCCAATCACCTCGCCGATTTTGAATTTGAAATTGTCCACCGCGGCGTGGATCTCCCTCACCATCGTGGTTCGGAAACGCCACATCTTTGCGACGATATCATCTTTCAGGATTTTT